GCGGCTTGGTCTTCCCACTTGCGGCTTAGCTTCACCGCAAGCATCGATGGGACACCCAACCTCTCTTCATGAGAGATTGGAGGTCGTTTAACTTCAGTAAAATACTGAAGTAACATCGATCCGTCCTCGGTTGGCAGTCTCTTCATTCCCGCTTTCGCGGTCGTGACTAAGACTTCGCTCCGCTGGAGATCATGGTTATATCTGGTTTTAAAGCCAGAAGTATCCGGACCAAAAGCAGAGTACCACCCAAAGACTCCCGAACCTATCGCAACGTCAGGAATGGATAACTTTCCAAGCTTGACGACTGTCGATTTGATGTAATCGGCGGTCGCACAGAAACCTCGAACTACGAAGTTATTGTGCGAATCCACCGAAGACATGATAGATCCAGGTCGGGACACGTCAGGAGTCGTAAGGATGCTAGTTTTGGTCACATTAGTGCCATCATAAGCATCAACACCACAGGATTCGCGGAACTTCCCAGTTCCAAAAGTCTTAGTAGTGTTCACCTTTAAGCCAAGGTGTACGAGTGCCTCCGTCGTGGTAATCCAACAGTCCTCGGGGACGATAATATCGTCACCGAAGACCCGGACCTCCCTGCTAGCCCTACGGATCGAGCTGATTGAGACGGGCCACCCCCTCTTATAGAGGAGAGAACCTATAGCAATCATGCAGAAAACGTAGGTCTGCACGGGAAAGGTCACAGCAGAACCCATAGTCGTAAACTTCCTCAGGCGATGAAACCTGGGAGACTTACGATCGATCTCGTTACGAATGTAGCGAGTACGTGAGGCGTGTAGGGCAATAAGTAGCGACGAATTTCGTCGAAACATACGCTCGACAAGCCAACACGATAGTCGGTCAGAGGCCATGGACAAATCAATAGTCGCATGGCTTCCACTATGGGAAGCACTCAACGCGAGAGACCCATTAGCCTCCTGTGAACGGAAGTTCACAGAGGAGCCAATGGGGAGATTTCGAGCTGAGGTCGCAAGAAAATCCCTGATGATCTGCTGGCACCATTGATGCGAAGCCGGCTCCGAGGCGATCAGCCTCGGACCAGATAGCGTCTTTGGGACAGAAATCAGCTTGGAGGGAGGCTCATGCTCTAAACAAGCAAGAGTCATCCCATCTTGCGTCGACATCCAGTGAGCCCATTCAGATGTGTTATGGAAACCATGCACACTAAACGGGAACACCTTGTCGAGCTTTTCCGGCCAATGAGTAAAGTGGTATTTATTACCGCCACTCAATAGATCGGAAACTGCTCCGGGTCCGTGTCGAG